TCTCCAAACGAACGCGCCATGATGTGCGCTGAAAAGGCGAAAAGCCTAACAAGAAAGGAGAAACTATGAAATACGGATACTGTGACAGCAGCGAAGGACTGAAAGAGCTCAGGAAAGAAATCACCGAAATATGCACAGATTTTGGCCAGCGGCTTGGGAACTACATCGGAACGATGGATGACGTTGTCGAAGATTTTGACCCAATCCTAAAGAAACTTAATGAACTGCGGGACAACATCGGTGGTGCTGTCAAACACAAAATCGGAACGGAATTCAGGTGCGCGTGTGGCGTGGAATTGTACACACTGCAAAGTTACCAAGACGAGAAAGTCCTTCTGGTGCCAATGGACAAGAAGACGAAGGAACTGCTAATCACCGAAGAATACCTGGACGCACTGATCGCAGTCGGATTACTTACGAAGGTAGTGAGCGATGCATAAGAAGACAGGCGACTGCTTCATAGTCGCATACAGACTAGCCATGAGTCATGGCTACAAGTTAGTTCACGCGCTGGCTATAGGACAGGGACCAATCAAGGGAATTCAATATAGCCACGCGTTCAACTTACTGGAAAGCGGCGAATTCGGGATTGACTGGGTAATCGACAAATCCAACGGACTCGACGTCAAGATACCAGCGGCCGTATATTTCAAATTGGGGGGAATCAAGGTTTCAAAAACATACACCCGGCAGGAAGCAATGCGACATGCTCTGGAAACTCGGAACTATGGTCCTTGGGATCCAAAGATTTTGAAAAACACATCCTAAGGGAGACAGCGAGTGAATGAATTTGAAAACCAAGCGAAGGCGAGGGCTGATAGGGCCGTCGCCTTTATTAATGCTCTGAAACATACAAAGGGCACGTGGCATGGCGAGAATTTCGACCTGCTTCCCTGGCAGGAGAAAATAGTCCGGGACCTGTTCGGCACGATAAAGCCCAACGGCTACCGACAGTACAACCACGCCTACGTGGAAATTCCAAAGAAGCAAGGCAAGACAGAACTCGCAGCGGCAATTGCCCTATTCATGACCTGCGCGGACGGCGAGCAATCTGCGGAATGCTACTCCTGCGCAAGCGACCGCAGTCAAGCCTCGCTCTGCTTCGACGTGGCTGTTGGGATGGTCGAGCAAAGCCCGGCGCTTCGAAGACGGTGCAAAATAGTCCCAAGCCGGAAGCGCATCATATACCTGCCGACCAACAGCTTCTACCAAGTGGTTGCGGCCGACGCACACAGGCTGCATGGGATTTCAGCTCACGCAGTCATCATGGACGAGCTCCACTGTTGGCCAAACCGAAACTTATACGACGTCATGACGCATGGCTCAGGAGACGCGCGGAAGCAACCGTTATTCTTCACCATAACAACTGCCGGGACGGATCGGAACAGCATTTGTTGGGAAGTCCACCAAAAAGCAAAGGACATACTCGAAGGCCGAAAAGTCGATCCGACCTTCTACCCAGTAATTTATGGAGCGAAGGAAGACGACGACTGGACTGACGAAAAGGTCTGGGAAAAGGCAAATCCATCACTGGGGGTAACTGTGGAAATCGATAAACTGCGGAACGCGTTCAATTCGGCCAAAGACAACCCAGCCGAAGAAAACCTGTTCAGGCAGCTACGACTCAACCAGTGGGTAAAGCAAAGCATCCGCTGGATGCCTATGGACAAGTGGGATGCGTGCGCGTTCCCAGTGGACGCAGAAAATCTGAAGGGCCGCGCTTGCTGGGCAGGACTCGACTTATCATCGACCACCGACATCACTGCCTTCGTTCTCGTGTTCCCACCGACTGAAGAAGGCGGCAAATATGAAGTGCTGCCGTTCTTCTGGCTTCCGGCCGACACGCTGGCACTTCGTGTGCGGCGTGATCACGTTCCCTACGATATCTGGGAGAAGAAAGGACTGCTACTAACCACCGATGGAAACGTGGTGCACTACGGCGCAATCGAAAAGGCCATCGAAGAACTAGGCAAGATTTACAACATCCGCGAAATCCTGTTCGACCGCTGGGGAGCGACGCACCTCGTTCAAGACCTCGAAGACTTAGGCTTCAAAGTGATACCATTCGGACAAGGCTTCAAAGACATGAGCCAACCCACGAAGGAACTGATGCGGCTGACGCTGGAACAGAAAATCGCACATGGCGGGCACGAAGTCCTGCGGTGGATGGCTGACAATGTGTTCGTGAAGACCGATCCTGCCGGGAACATAAAAGCCGACAAGGAAAAGTCCACCGAGAAAATCGACGGAATCATTGCATTGATAATGGCACTGAGCCGAGCTGTCGGAGCGCGTGACACAGAAAGCGTTTACTCCGAACGCGGAATCCTCGTCCTATAAAAAATCAAAACAAACCAGGAGCGCATCATCGGTGCGCTTTTTGCAATTCAAAAAAAAGGAGAACTGCATGGGATTATTCAACTGGCTACGAAAACCACCAGAGCGGCGGGACATGGACCAGAAGACTGCGGACTTCATACGCGGCGTGGATCTGGACAACTCGTCAATGTCGAACAGCGGAATCATCGTGGACGAAGAAAGCGCGCTGAAGATTTCTGCCGTTTACGCCTGCGTCAAAGTGATAAGCGAAACCGTCGCGAGCCTACCGCTGAAACTTTACAAGAAACTGCCAAGCGGCGACACCGAAGTCGCGAGCCACCACCCACTATACTCGGTGCTGAACTGCACGCCCAACGATGAGATGACAGCCTTCACGTTCTGGGAATTGCTCACGACCAATTTGCTGCTGCGTGGCAACGGGTACGCAACGGTCAAGCGAAACAAGAGCGGCCAAGTGACTGAACTCTATCCACTGAAAGCTGAGAACATGACGGTAATCAGGGATCCGACGACCGACGCACTGAAATACGAATACAAAAGCGGCGTCAAAACGAAGACCTATACACCGCGACAAATTATTCACATCCCCGCCTTCACTTCTGACGGCGTCAAAGGCAAAAGCCCAATCGGCTACGCACGCGAAGCAATGGGACTTGCACTGGCAACGGAAGAATTCGGCGCGCGCTGGTTTGGCAACGGAGCGCGGCCCGGCGGGATACTCGAACATCCTGGCGTGGTCAAGGACCCGGAGAAGCTGCGGACTTCATGGAATCAGGTCTATCAAGGAAGCAAAAACAGCCATAAGGTAGCAGTCCTGGAAGAAGGCATGAAGTACCACTCTATCGGGATGAGCCCAGAAGACTCGCAGTTTTTACAGACGCGAGCGTTCCAACTTACCGAAATCGCGCGCATCTTCCGCGTGCCGCCGCACATGATCGGCGACCTGAGCCGAAGCACATTCTCGAACATCGAGCACCAGAGCATCGACTTCATAACTCACACGATCCGTCCCTGGCTGGTCCGACTGGAACAGGCCATCATGCGAACACTGCTGAACGAAGACGAGCGGACGATTTACTTCGCCAAGTTCAACGTCAGCGGACTGATGCGCGGCGACTTCGCCACGCGCATGAGTGGCTACGCGACCGCACGCCAGAACGGATGGATGTCGGCCAACGAGATACGCGCACTCGAAGACATGAACAAAATCCCGGCCGATCAGGGCGGCGACCTTTATCTGCTAAACGGCAACATGATAACGGCCATCGCAGCAGGACAAAACGGGCAGGTCCAAGCGGCAGCACCACTGCCGACGGCGCAACCACCGCCGCAACCTGTGCCTTCGTGGAATCCAGTAAAAGGAGAAGAAAGTGGAAAAAACGAAAACACAACTTGAACGACGGACGACAATCCTGCGGGACATCAAGTTCGCCGAAGCCAGAGCGGACACCAACGAAACGGCAGTGATCGAAGGATACGCTGCCGTTTTTGATACCTGGTCTGAAGAACTGGGCGGCTACTTCCCATTCAGAGAAAAAGTGGCGAAAGGAGCGTTCACCGACTCAATCACCGACGACGACATCCGGGCCCTGTTCAATCACGATCCGAACTACATCATCGGCCGAAACAAAGCCGGAACGCTGGAACTGTCGGAAGACGAGAATGGACTGCTCGTCCGCATAACGCCACCCAACAACAGCGTGGGAAAAGACCTGATGGAATCCATCAGGCGCGGCGACATAACGCAAATGAGTTTCGGTTTTACGGTCGTCCTCGACCGTTGGAGTTTTGAAGACGAAGTGGATGTGCGAGAGCTTCTGAAAGTCAAACTCTACGACGTGAGTCCGGTCACTTATCCGGCGTACTCGACAACCGAATGCGGAGTCCGAACGGCAGGCGACGTCTACCGACAGCACAAGGAAGCACAGCAAAAGCAAGCAGACGAAGCCAAACAGCAGGACGAAGCTAACCAAAGCAGAACGCAGGCGAAGCTACAAATGAGAAAGAAAAAATTTGAATTTATGAAGGAGACCGAATCATGAAACTTGCTGAAATGAAAGCCAGACGCGAAGACGCCAGACTGAAGGCAGTCGCAATCATGGACCGCGCGCTGAAAGAACAGCGCGACACAACGGAAGCAGAAGAAAAAGAAATCGAAACACTCGAAGCCGAAATCAAGGGCTGGGATAAGCAAATCATCCGCGTTCAAGTGTTCAAAGCGCCAGATAATGACGGGAAAGATGGCTCTGCTGCGAAGGCTGATGAAAGCGCTGATACACCACCGAAGGACAACCCCGAAGACGAAGAACGCAACAAAAAGCAGTTCAGGAACATGGGCGAACAACTGATGGCGGTGTACCGGGCAGCACAACCAGGCGCACAAAACAAACTCGATCCGCGCCTCGACACACGCTCGGCCAGTGGACTCAACCAAAGCAATCCAAGCGACGGCGGCTTCCTCGTGCAGACCGACTTTGTGAAAGACCTGCTCAAGCGCACCTACGAAACAGGAATCCTCGCGAGCAAAGTCAAACGCATTCAGATAAGCAACAACGCCAACGGAATCAAGATCAACGCGGTGGACGAAGAAAGTCGTGCGAACGGCAGTCGCTGGGGTGGAATCCAAACCTACTGGGAAGCTGAAGCCGAGCAACTCACCGCAAGCAAGCCGAAGTTCCGCAAGATCGAACTCAGCCTGAAGAAGCTGACAGGACTGTGCTATGCAACCGACGAATTGCTCCAGGACGCAAGTGCACTCGAAAGTGTAATCCGCGAAGCATTCGCCGAAGAATTTGGCTTCAAGATGGACGACGCAATCCTGTGCGGAACGGGAGCTGGACAACCGCTCGGCATTTTGAAATCAGGTGCGCTTGTGAAAGTCGAGAAAGAGCCAGGACAGGCGGCGAAGGACAAAGTAACCGTCGAAAACCTCGTCAAAATGTACAGCAGAATGTGGTCACGCAGCAGGACAAAGGCAGCCTGGTACATCAACCCAGAAATCGAGCCGTTGCTTTACACACTCCGCGTTGGCGACCGCCCAGTTTACATCCCTGCGGGTGGACTGTCCGAGAAGCCATACGCAACACTGCTCGGCCTTCCTGTGATTGCACTTGAACAATGCAGCGAAGTCGGCGAGCCAGGCGACATCATCCTCGCGGACTTGTCGCAGTACCTGCTTATTGACAAAGGCGGAATCGACGCACAAAGCTCGATCCACGTTCGCTTCTTATACGACGAAAACGTGTTCCGCTTCATCTACCGCG